TGTAACATCAAGAAGGGTTGATCGTTTGAAGGTTAAACTTCTTGTAGACGCAAGAATTCGGCACCACGCGGGCGACGTCGTAGACGTGACGCCCGCTGAAGGTGCTTTTCTTCTGTCCGTCGGTTCGGCTAAAGAACTGAAGGAAGAAAAACGCGTCGAAAAAGCAACGGCTCCAGTGGTTGAAGTTGCCGAAAAAGCCGTGAAAGCACCAAAGGCAACGACAACGGCAAAGAAGCCGACAAAAGCAGTAAAAGCAACAAAGAAAGGTTGACGTCATGGAAACTATGCTTGACAGGGTTAAACTTGCGCTTTTGATTTCGTCTGACGACTTTGACAGTGAGTTGTCGGAACTGATCGGCGCGGCATTCATTGATTTGAATATCGGCGACGTTTCGGAAGAAGTGACGGTTGACACGACGACTGATCCCGCGATCATTCGGGCAGTATGTTCGTATTGCGGCTATCACTTCGAACTTGAACACGGCGCATTGAACCGCGCGGACGCGTTCAAACGGTCATACGACGAACAGAAGGCACAATTAAGCATGGCGACGGGTTACGCCAACTGGTGACGGTTATGAATCAAGCGGCGAAGATAGGACTGCTGAAAACCACATATACACAAGACGAACTTGGAGAATGGACGGAAACAAGCGAAGAAGTAAAAGTCTTCGCGTATGTTTCTTCCGTTACTATGTCAGAATTCTATCAAGCGGGAATGCAGGGAATGAAGCCCGAATACCGATTCTTGATCTGGCAGACGGAATACGACGGCGAAGAAACGCTGAAGTATAACGACGTGGTCTACACGATCTATCGGACATATCTTCGGGATGATGGACGAATTGAGTTGTACACCACGCTTCGAAAGGGGGAAGAAGAATGACGCTGAACGAATTGAAGTCGTCTTTGTCGGAAATTTCTTCCTTCCAAACAAAGGTGGCATATCGCGCTTTCCCGGTTGGAAAGGCGCCGAAACTTCCGTTCATTTGCTATCTTGTGACAGGAACCGACAACTTTGACGCCGATAACGCGGTCTATCACGTCATTCAAGACGTTGCGATTGAACTGTATACGGCGAAGAAGGACGTCGCGACTGAACAGTTGGTTGAATCGAAGTTCGCTGAAATTGGTCTTGTCTGGGACAAAGACGAAACCTATCTTGACGACGAAAACTGTTACGAAATCATCTATACAACAACGATTTGAAAGGGGAAACAAAATGGCTGACAAGGTAAAATTCGGCATTAAGAACGTGCATATCTTCCCTATGACTTCCTATATTAGCGCTACACCCGTTTACGGAACCGTTATCGACGTTCCGGGCGCGGTTTCGTTGTCTATGGGCGCACAGGGCGATATTAACAAGTTCTATGCTGACAATATCGTGTACTATCAGACAAGCGCGAACAACGGCTACGAAGGCGATCTGACCGTTGCGCTGATCCCGGATAAGGTATACGAAGACATTTTCGGCTTCACGAAAGACACGAACGGCGTCATCACAGAAGACGCACTGACAGAAGCAAAGGCTTTTGCTATGACTTTCGAAGAAGAAGGCGACACAACTGGAACGAAGTTCGTTCTGTACAACTGCACGGCTACACGTCCGACGCGTGAATTGAACACGCTTGAAGACACAAAGACGCCGACGACACAGGCTTTAACCGTTTCTGCGGCACCGCTGAAGAACGGAAAAGTTATGGCTATGACAAGCGCAACAACGCCGGACGCTACAAAGAACGGTTGGCATTCAAACGTTTACTTTGCACCGACTACACCGTAAAGGGGTAAACAATGAGCAAAAAAGTCACGGTTGACAATCTTTCAAGTGAGATCATGAAGGCGCTGAAGGAATTCGAAGGCGTGACTGAAAGGGATTGCGAAGACGGGGTTCTGGAAACGGCTGAAGAAGCCGTCAAGGAACTTCGTCGCGCTGATCCGCCAAACACGCCCGTGTATCAGTCGTGGAAAAAGTACAATAGCGGGTGGACAAAGCGCACAGAAAAGAAAAGGGGCGCAAAAGGCATTCTGGCTATCGTACACAACAAAACGGAATATAGGCTGACGCATTTGTTGGAATACGGTCACGCAATCAAGCGTGGCGGGCGTAAAATTGGCGAAGCCGATCCCTTTGAGCATATAGCGCCCGTTGAAAAGCAGGCGGAAGAAAATCTTGTAAAGAATATCAGAAAAAAGGTGGAAAATGGATAAAACATTAACGATTGATGGAAAAGAAGTGAAGTTTCGTGCAACTGCACGAACGCCGCGGTTATATCGTGCCTTGATCGGTCGCGACATGATCGCAGACATGACGAAATTACAGAATCAGTTCAAAAAGGTTAAAGCGGGCGAAGAAGAATCGCTTTCGCTGACTGACCTTCAAATCTTCGAAGACACGGCGTATATAATGGCGCGGCATGCTGATCCAGACATGAAAGAAAGGAACGCGGACGACTGGCTTGACACGTTCAATATGTTTTCTGTCTACGAAGTTTTACCACAGATTTTTGAATTGTGGGCGCTGAACACAAAGCAGACGTCAACGCCTAAAAAAAAATAGCGCCGATAGATCGTGAGCCGAACGGTGCGATCTTCATGCTTCGGTGCGCTGAACTGAACCTATCCGGGGACGATCTGGACGAAATGACAGTCGGCATGGTCTTCGATATGGTGACGGAAAGAATGAACGACAAAGAAAAATACGACAAGAAGGCGCCTGCGGGCAGTATGGCGGCGTTCTTCAAGGGCGAACTGAATTTAGGAAGTTGAAACTATGGCGGGAACGAAAATTCGCGGTATTACAATCGAACTTGGGGCGGACACTTCCGGTCTTTCCAAAGCGCTAAAAGGTGTAAATTCTGAAATCAAAACGACACAAAAGGCGCTGAAAGACGTTGATCGTCTTCTGAAACTTGATCCGACGAACACGGAACTTCTTCAGCAGAAGCAAAGACTTCTTGGCGATCAAGTCGAACAGACTTCGAAAAAACTGAACGCCTTGAAAGAAGCGCAGAAACAAGTCGCCGAAGAAATGGAAAAGACGGGCGAAGGACAGGAACAGTACGACGCCTTGACCAGAGAGATCGCGAACACCGAACGCGAACTAAAGGAAGCAGAAGCGGCGGCGAAGTCTTTCAACGCTACGACTGCAAAGATTTCCGCTTCGGCTGAAAAACTTGCGGGCAAGTTCCAAACGGTCGCAAATAAGACAAAGACGCTTTCGAAGGTTGCGGGCGGTCTTCTGGCGGGAATGGGCGCACTGGCGGTCAAGACTGCACAGGAAGCCGACGAACTGAACACGCTTTCAAAACAGACGGGCGTTTCTACGGCGGAACTTCAAAAAATGAAATACGCCGCCGATCTGATCGACGTCGATACCGACACGCTTGTTTCTGGGATGAAGAAACTGAAGAAGGCGGTCGGTGATGGCAAGGGCGCGTTTGAAGAACTTGGCGTACAGACGACGAATTCAAAAGGCGAACTTCGCGACATAACTGATATTTTTTACGATACAGTCGCGGCATTGTCTGAAATACCGAATGAAACAGAACGCGACATTGTCGCTATGGAACTATTCGGCAAGTCCGCGGACGAACTTGCGGGCGTTATTGACGACGGCGGACAGGCTTTAAAGCAGTTAGGCGAAGAAGCCGAAAATCTTGGCGTTATCATCCCGCAGGAAGACATTGACAAGGCGAACGAACTGAATGACGCGATTGACCAGTTGAAAGCACAGGCTTCTGGCGTGTTCGCAGAAATCGGGACGGAAATCGCTGAAATGCTTCTGCCGTATCTTCCGGACATAAAAGACAAGTTGCAAGGCGCGCTTGACGCTATAAAAGAACTTGATCCCGAAACGCTTGGAACGGCGGCAAAATGCGCGGCTATTGTTGCGGCAATTTCGCCGATCGCTTCCGTTGCCAGTTCTGCCGCGACTGCGGTCGGAAATTTGTCGACTGCGTTGAGTTCTGGTCTTTCGACTGGCGGAATAATCGGTATCGTGGCGGCTATTGTTGCGGCGTTTATGCTTTTTGGCGATACGATCAAGCAAGTCACCGACGACATAATGAACAATGGGATCGCGAAACTTGCGACCGACTGGTCTGAAAAGTTTGGTTTCATGGGTGAAGTCCTTAATTCGTTTCAAGCGACCCTTCGCGGAATCCTTGAAGGAATGAAGACCGAAATGAAAAATTGGGTTGACGTCTATCGCGGAATCGCTACGCAAGATTGGGCGCGCGTATGGCAGGGAATGCAGGGAATTGTCAAGGGATTCGGTGACGCGGTATGGTTTACGCTTAAAGCGGGGTTGAACGAAGTAATCGGTTTGATAAACGGTCTTATCAACGGACTGAACATGATAAAACTGCCCGATTTTATGGGTGGCTATAAAGTGAACATTTCGAAGATTCCGTACTTGGCAGAAGGCGGAACGATTTCAAGCGGATCGGCTATCGTTGGTGAAGCGGGCGCCGAAATTCTGACGGTTTCGAACGGATCGGCGACAGTGACGCCTTTAGGCGGAAGCAACGGTCAGACAGACCTTGTCGGACTGCTTGAAACATATTTGCCGTATCTTGCAAGCGGCAACACAATCGTAATGGATTCGGGCGCGCTTGTCGGAAGTATCGCGCCGGATATGAACGCGGCGCTTGGTTCAATCGCAATAAGGGGCGGGCATAGATGAATGGATTGACATACGGGGTATCGATATACGTTGAAGATAGCGGAAAAACCTATCATACACTTGACGACTGGGGTTGTGCGCTTGGGAATAACAACTATATCGGCGATCCCGAAATGGAAACGACATATATTGAAGTTCCCGGAAGAAACGGCATGATCGACGCTTCCGAAGCGATCAGCGGACGCAGAATCTATAAAAAGCGTGCGTTATCGTTTGAACTTGGCGCGGTTCGTGCGCGGACTTCATGGGATGGCGTTATTTCTGCGCTTCGAAACAACGTACACGGGCGCGTTTGTCGGCTGACGCTTGACAACGACCAAAACTATTTTTGGAAAGGGCGTGTCTATATCAATGGTTTTGACCGTTTCCGCGATCTTGGAACCTTCACGCTTGACGTTCCGACGGCTGATCCGTACAAGTACGACGTGAACAGTTCGGCTGAACCGTGGTTGTGGGATCCATTCAACTTCGAAACGGGCGTTATTACGCAACAAGGCGCGGAAGTGATTTCCGGTTCTGGTTCCATCACGATCCCGCATGGACACATGCCCGTTTGTCCGACGCTGATTGTGTCGGAACTGATTTCTTCGACCTTCGAAGTGACGTGCGACGGTTCGACCTTTGCGCTTGCGGTCGGTTCGAACGTGATCCCGTCGATCCTTGTCGGCGGAGAAGAAGACGTTGAACTTGATTTTACGGGGTCGGCAACGGTGCAAGTCGTATATAGGGGTGGTTCACTCTAATGTATCAAGTAAACATTGGCGCAAAAATACTATATTATCCCGCAAACGACGAATACGCGATCTATGACACGAAGTTGAACGAAGACGTCGGCGAAGCGGGCGAATTTTCCTTCAAGGTGCCGCCGTCTAACCCTTTGTATTCGGAACTGACAAAGGGCGCGTTAATCACGATCATGAAAGACGGCAAGGAATATTGGCGCGGCGAAATCAAAGAGATTTCAACGGACTTTTCGAAGGTTGCGGACGTCTATTGTCTTGAAGATTTGGCGTTTTTGGCTGACGAATTCCTTCCGCCGACGCAGATCACGACGGAAACGTACGCGCAACGGTTCCAGACGGCGCTTGCCGCATACAACGCAAACAGACCTTCAGACAGACAGTTTTCGGTCGGATATATCACGAACGTACAGAGTTCGGGCGCTTGTAATTGGACGACGGAGTACGATTGGTCGATTCTTGACTGTCTGCGGGAATGTATCGCAAAGGATTCGGGATATTTACGGGTTCGTAGAGTTACAAGCGGCGGTACGGTGACGCGGTACATTGACTGCGTTCCTTTGTCTGACTTTGGCGCGCAGGCGACGCAAAGCATTGAATACGGCTATAACCTACTTGATTACGTCAAGGAATCCGACTACGAAAATCTGACGAACGTTCTGACGCCTTACGGTGCGGAACTTGATTCGGAAGTCTACGAAGGGTATTCGGCGCGCTTGGCGGGAACAGTCATTCAAAACGACGCTTCGCTGACCGCATACGGCAGACATGCAAAAGCGGTCGTATTCGACGGCGTTGAAGACTTGACGCAACTGAACGCGCTTGCGGCGGCTTATCTGACAAGATACAGTCAACCGCAACTGACTATGGAACTTGACGCAGTTGATCTTTCGACTGTTTCGAACGTTTCTGAATGGAATCTGGGCGATTCGATCCGCGTTATATCAAAGCCGTTCGCAGTTGACCAGTGGTTATACTTGACGAACATTGAACGCGATCTTCAGAACATAGGAAAAAACAAGATCACGCTTTCCGGTTACGTTCGGACAAACAGGACGCTGACAAGCCAGACCATTGATTCGGCTGACGCGATCCGAAACATTCCGACAAAGAATTCGATTCTTGAAGCGGCGAAAAAGAACGCTTTGGAAATCTTGAACGGAACCGACGGCGGGTATGTGACCTTCGAAACAAATTCGGACGACCAAATAACGGAACTGCGGATTGCGAACAATGTTCTTTATAGCAACGCCACGAAGTGTTGGCGTTGGAATTTGGGCGGTCTTGCCTATCTTGAAAGGGAAACCGCTTCCGATCCGTGGACGGTGACGACTGCGGCGACAATGGACGGCGGGTTCGTGGCTGACTTTATCACGACGGGTTCGCTGATCGCGAACAACGGCGTGTATGAACTGAACATGTCGACGGGACACGTTACCATGAAAGACGCGCTTCTGACGGATAACGTCGGAACAATGCAACTTTCAAGCGGCGACTTATACACAAAGAGTTCGAAGAACAATGGTCCAGGTATTTACGCCGATTATGACGGGCAACCGTATTACGCTTGTTGGGGCGCGGTTAATTCGGGCGTACAGTCTGGCGGTTCTTATATTGAAGTCCCGACCTATAAAATCGTTCAAGTTGCGAAATACTTCGAAGAACACGGTGGATGGGCATAAAAACGAAAGGGGTAAAAATAAATGGCTGACATTTCTCAATACTTGCAGGCGATCATGCAGGCAGTATACGGCGAAGAAGTCCGCGGGTCGATTCACGACGCAATCGAGATTATCAATGACGTGTCCGAAGTTATTCTGACAACGGGTACGGCGGTAACTTCTGCGTCAAGTTCTTCGACGGGGTTCTTTACCGATTCGCTTTATCTGAACACGGACACATACGACCTTTGGAAATGCGTCGGGACGGATTCGTGGACGTTGCAGGGAAATCTTAAAGGGGCGCAGGGACTTCCGGGCGAAGATGGCAACAAATGGTACATTGGAACCGCGATCAGCGGAAAATCCACAAACCCGACCGTTTTCGTGAATTCGGGGATCGCTGAAGCAGTTGCGAACGACTGCTATCTGAATAAGACCGAAGGCGCGGTTTATCACTGCGAAACGGGCGGCGCGCCGTCTGTTGCGACATGGGTCTATGACCTTACAATGTCCGGTGGTGGCGGCGGCGGCACATATACCGCGGGCAACGGTATCAGCATTTCAAACGCCGACGTTATCAGTATTGATCCTGGCACGATCACAAGCGGCAATACCAAACCGATCACGGGTGGCGACGCATACACGGCACTTTCAGCCAAAGCGGACGCTTCTTCGGTTCCCGACGAACTGAAGGACTTGACGGGGGACGTTTCCATTGTCGGAACGCCTTCAAACGGCGACGTTCTGACCTTTAACACGACAAGCGGCAAATGGGGAGCGCAGGCTCCGTCTGGCGGCGGTCATACAATGGTGCCGAACAGTTCCTATATTTCCACCATGATCGTCAAGGCAACCGACGCAACGGACGACGACGTTATTTCTGCTTATGCGGCGGCGAATTGGTCGAACTGCGACGCGGTTGAAATTCTGACGCCCGTATCGAAAGATGACGACGGTCTTGGAGCATGGGCGGACAACTGGAAAGAATCGGGCGCTTCGCGAAGCGGTTGGCTTTGGGCGGCTGACCTTTACGGCGTCTTGTCTGACGACAGTATCAAGGTTGAACCCGTTTTCGTTATTCCCGAAGACGAAGTAATCGGTCTGTACGCTATGAGAATAGACGACAGTATCGTAAATAGCGGCGTAAACGGCGGGGCGGTTGCGTTTAAGTTTACGGGCGAAGTTCAGACGGCAAGCGGCGTGAAAGTAGGCGTTCGGCTGACGAAACAACGCACGAAGGTGAAGATCGTCAGTCCGTTGACGTAGGAAGGGGGTTCAAGCATGAAGATCAAGATCGGCAAGAAAAAATACGATTGCAAAATCGAAACAAGCACAACGCAAAGCGGGAACCCTTTGATCCGCGTGATTTCCGATACGGCGCCGACTGCTTCGAATGGTTTCGTGCTTTTGTCTGACGACGAAAGCCAGGAATTCGACCGGACGGACTTCAAGTTCTTGTATCGCGAAGACGGGAACGTCAAGGAATACACGGCGGTTGAAGAAGAAATCATCCCCGCAAGCGGTTATATTTCTGGTATCCCCGAAAATCCGATTGCAAAGGCGTTAAGCAATCTCAACAACCGAATAACGGCAATCACACCGTATGAGCAGACAAAGACCGCATACTACGGGGAAGTCGAAAAAGTCTTTTATGGTGTGCCGAACGGTGTGCTGACTGTTCACATGGACGGAGAGTATACGGTGGAACGCATAGAAGATAGGGTATACGTTCGGTTTGAGCGTTTGGCTGAAATGAAAGATATCACAATCACGGTTGAATAAGAGAGGAGAAAAAACATGGAAAATTACGCAGTTATTCAGTTTATCAATGGGGCTTTTGCAGTAAAGTACGAGGGTTCTGACCTTGCAAGCATGAAGTACAATTACCACAACTGGCTTTCCCTTTTATGGAATGATACTGGCGCAGTAAACGGCGTTGTTAAACTTGTTGACGCTAATCTTGATGTTGTTGACGGATGCATTGAGTTCATCAACAAGCCTGCAAAGGGGTGATAGTATGGCAGTATTTCCTATGGTGAGAGGTGGCGTTAAAGGTACGCAATCCCTATATCCGACGCTAATCAAAAAAGTGCTTGTCACAAAAACAACAACTGGACAACCGGGTGGTACGGGTTGGACAAGACTTGACGCTATGCCGACAGATGGCTTTTTCTATGCGAATATCATTGATAATTATAACGGTTGTCAATGGAAGAATGTCACAAAAGGGACTTCGGGGAATTTTACGGATGTTCTTGATTGGACTAGCGAAAATCTAGGGTGTTGCATCGCTGCGTTTGAAGTGTCGGCAGGAGATTTGATCGACGTTTATAGTAATTCGGGCGGTAACAGACACTTGGTTGGAAATATCGTTATAGATTAAAGGAGCAAAAACATGGCAACAGCAGAAATGAATTATGTGGACGGCATGGGTGGTGGTGAAATTTCGTATGAAGTAACTCCGACAAACCTCGCAACACTCACGCTTGAAGTTGGCAAAAAGTATCTGTTTTTGATTTGGGGCTCGTATAATACAAGCCACTCCTATACAACATTTGATAACACGACATTTTCAAATGCAAACTTTAACAAACTGGCAAACATTTACCCCGCTAACGATTATACGGTCGGAACATATTTCGAAGTCGAGCCGACAAGTGCGTCTGTTACGGTTAATCAGTCAACAGGTTGCGTTATCACTTTGATTTACGCACAACAGAGTTAAAGGAGCAAAAACATGGCAAAAGCAGAACTTAATTTCGGGGAGTTGGGGGGCGGTACGAAGATTGTCGAAATATCGGGTACGCCGTCACAAGCACGAATTGAGTGCGGATTTCCACCTAGAAAAATTATGATATTCGATAGTGGGTATTATGGCAGTTATGTGCTTTCCATATATTGGACTTCAGGTGATAGTACGTTCAAGCAGATATTTAATGGTACTTACTCCACGCCAAATGTGGCATCAGACCAACAGTTGTACAACATTGACGCAACGGGGTTCAATCTTCCGTTCTATACCAATTATCGGTCAACTGCATATATCGTCGCTATCGAATAAGGTACACCACATGCAACTAATACTTGAACGCAACCGTCTGAAATGGTATAATATGACTGCGGAAAGGAGTTCGTGATGGTTATTACTTGCAAGGACAATTACGAAACAATAAGCGTCGACGTTGTTCCACAAATCGAAAGAATGGTCGGCTTTTGGACGAACAGAGAAATATCTGCATATGGATGGCACACGGCAGAATGTAATTTGTGCGGATGTGTTATTCAAGACGGTTTTTCAACAGAAGTGAACTTTTGTCCGAGTTGTGGTGCAAAGATGATTTGGAGATAAGAATTTATCAATTATTCCATTCAAAGGGCGTACAGAAATGTATGTCCTTTTTGATTGCAACAAGGTATATGAAATGCAACTAATCCTACTTATTATCGCATCCGCTATTATCGCAGGACTTGCGTTTTGGGTGCAGGCTTTGATCTACGAAGCAGAATATGACGACGAAAGGACTTCAAACAAGATGAAGAACGAAATCTATGACGTTTTGAAAAAGATCGCGCAACTTTGGCTTCCGGCAATCGGAACGCTTTACTTTGCTTTGGCGCAGATATGGGGTCTGCCGTATGCGGAGCAGATCGTCGGAACAATTACGGCGATCGACGCCTTTCTTGGCGTAGTTCTGGGCGTATCGACCTTCGTTTACAACAAGGGGAACGAAGAAAAATGATGACCGAAGCGATTGTTGTGGCAGGGATCACGGGCGGAATCACCCTTGCGGGAACGGTTATCTCAAACGTGTTCAACCATTCAAAAACTATGTATCGTATCGACCAACTTGAAAAGAAGGTTGAAAAGCACAATAACCTTGTCGAACGAATGTATATCGCAGAAGGCGAAATCAAGGTTCTTGAGAACGACATCAACGATCTGAAAGGGAAAGCATGAAATACACAGACGAAACCTTCCTTCAAACGCTGAAACCGTATGTCTTGGCTGATATGCGGTCAAGCGGCATTCTTGCAAGTCTGACGGCAAGTCAAGCATTTATCGAAAGTTCGAAGGGAAATTCGGGGCTGACGACGCAGGCGAATAATCTATTCGGGATCAAAGGTTCCTACAACGGGCAATCTGTTCAAATGTGGACGACCGAATATGTGAACGGATCGCCGATCCGGGTTCTTGCCAACTTCCGAAAATATCCTTCTTGGGCGGAAAGCGTCGCAGACCATTCTTCGTTGTTTAATCGGCTGAAACGCTATGAAAACCTTCGGGGTTTGACAGACTACACTTTGGCTTGCAAGTACGTCCAACAAGACGGATATGCGACAAGCCCGTCTTATTCGAATACGCTTCTTTCGTGCATAAACAAGCACAAACTGTATTTGTGGGACGCCGAAGTTCTGGGCGGATCGCCGGGACAAACGCCCGTCAAGAATCTTCCGGTTCTAAAGTACGGAAGCAGGGGCGAATATGTGACCGCTTGGCAGAACTTTTTGAATCTGAACGGCTATCCCTGCGGACTTGCCGACGGAATCTTCGGGAAGAACACGGAAAGAGCCGTGAAAGACTTTCAAGCAAGTCGGTGGCTTGATCCCGACGGAATAATCGGTCGCCAGACATGGGCGGCGATTGGTTTAACATAGGTTGCTTCTTTTTCATCTTCCATACTTCACTTTTTTTATCCTTCATGGGGCGGCGTTCTATCTTGCATAGGGCGTCGCTTCGAAGTGGTAACGCATTGGTAACAAATCCGCACAAAATCCGCATAAAATCGCTATTTATTCATTTGTTCAGTAGAGCAGTATTGACATAATGCAGAAACGCAGAAAACCGCCAAAATGCCGAAAATAAAGGAAAAATGACGGTTCCGTTGGTTGACGATAATTTGTTTGAAATGGCGTAAAGCGCTTCTGATTGGTAACGCATTGGTGACAGTCTTCAATCGTATTCGATCTTGTTGATCGCTTCGCGGAGTTCATCCAAAGACAAGTGAATATACGCTTGTTCAAGAATCGAATCCGGTCTATGTCCCATAAGGCGTTGAATCGTCAACTTCGGAAGACCGATTTCATTCGCCTTTGACGCGAAAGTATGGCGCGTGTCATATGGACGGTGATCCGTATGCGTTTGGACGAAATAATCGTATTGCATTCGCGAAAATCCAAACAGAAAGTCGCCGTTCGTTTTCATGGCACGTTCGACAAGGGGTCTGACGCGTTCGTGAATGGGGATCGTTCGCCTTGATTGAACATTCTTCGCTTCGCGTATTTCAAACGTCCCTGCGGTCAAATCAACGGCATTTTTTGGCATGTCGCGCAATTCCTTGATCCGCATTCCTTCATATAATAATATCAACGTCATGGCGCATTCTGGGCGATCCGATTCCTTCCAAAGCGCCGACACTTCTTCCGACGTGTACAATTCGCGCGTTATTTTCGTTTCGCTTTTTCCCGTTTTGCAGTATTGAACATAGTTTTGCGCGATTATATCGTTCTGAACGGCGTATCTGTAAATTTGGTTCAGAACAGTTCGCGCGATTGCTTTCGTGGCATATCCGTATGGGATCGCGTCAAGAACGTCTTGCAGGGCGGCGGTCTTTACGTCTACGATCCGACTGTCTGCGATTGGTGTTATATATTTTCGAAAGGCGCTTTCGTACGCCTTCATTCTATTAGAAGAAACGTCGATCTTGTCCTTGATCTGATCCCATATTTCACGGATTGTCACTTTTGTTCGGTCAAGGTTGTACGGATTCGCGTTGTATTCGACAAGCGCTTGCATGGCTTCCTTTTTCGTTGCGTAATATCCCAGAACAACGCGCTTCGTGTAGGCTTTTTTCGTGTCGTAGTTCACGACAACGCCGTCGCTGATTCGAACCATGTACGGCTTGCGGCGGTTTCCTTTTAGTTTTGTTATGCTTCCGAAGTTTGGGGGGAGTTTCATTTCTTACCTTCTTTCATTTCTCCGAATTTCTTTGCATACGCAAGCAGACGTGCGGGCGTTCTGACGTCGGTCAAGCCGATCAGATAGTCAAGGCTGACGTCAAAATATTCAGCCAAACACGCCGCATGGTGCAGTGACGGGTCGTTCTTTCCGTTTTCCCACTTCGAAATCTGTCCTTTGTTCACATTGATTTCGTACTTGTTGTTCAGATCATATGCAAGCAAATCAAGCGTGATCTGGCGTTCTATTCGCAGTTCTTTCAGTCTGTCTTTCAGTTCCATTTGCTTTCCCTTTCGTGCGGTTATGTATACATTATATCGTCAAATTATAAAAAAAGTTTATAAAATTAAAAAAAGGGGTTGCTTTTTTGAAACATGGCGCTATAATATAGTCAGAAGGTTTCAAAAACGAAACATCAAAAGTGAAAGGAAGGGACAAAATATGGCAAGAAAATTTTACGGAAGTTTAGACAACAGATTCGAAGAAAACAGACAGTTCTGCGACACGATCGAAGTCGGGACAGGCATGACGGAGTATTATTGGTCAGACAGACACGCTTACGAAGTTGTCGAAGTCAAAGATCAGAAGCACGTCAAGGTTCGCGAATACGACGCGAAGCATGTCGGAGATTCTTACGAAAACAAGTGGGAACTTATCAGCAACGAAGAAAATCCGGTTCACGAAATGACAAAGCGCGGCAACTATTGGTATTACACGACAACGGTAACTGCTGATGACGTGAAGAAGATCGAAGAAGCGGAAGGCGACGAAAGAATCAACGGTCTGTTATGGCTTTGCAACGTAGGTGTAGACAAGAACGTTGTTCTTGAGAAAGGCAAAGTTACAAAGTACCACAGGGCGAACGTTTCCTTCGGAAAGGCTGACTACTACTACGATTACGAATTCTAAACAAAGAACGCTGACCTATCGGCGATACGGGGAGAAGGAAGGAAGACATGAATCATGAATTGGTAATAATTTGGGACACTGGCGACAAGGAAGTTTTTTCCTACAAGGACGAAGCGACCGCTGAACGCGCTGAAAGGAATATGAAGAAGGCGCTCGGAAATCAAATCGCGTGGTCATGCGTAAGACCTGGCAGGATCAGCGGAAAGGGGGTTGAGTGATGAAGTTTAAGGCATGGTTGGTAGAACATAAAATCAGCCAAAAGGAAGTTGCCGAACTTCTGGGCGTCACGACGGTTTCCGTCAACCGGAAGTTGAACGGGATCGAAGACTTCACGGTCAAGCAAATCCGCTTGATCTGCGAAAAATACGGACTTTCTGCGGATGAATTTTTTTTCGCGGAATGTTTCAAAAACGAAACCAAAGGACGTTGAGATATGACGGTAAAAGAAGCGGCGAAATACTTGGGTTGGTCTGAACTATTTCTTCGCGAAGCGATCAGTCAAGGCGCGGTCGATTTCGGGGTTTGTGTGAAAATGCCGGGATCGTCCAGAAGAACGTTTCGGATCAACGAAGAAAGGGTGAAAGCATGGAAAGATGGGAAGAAGTAAACATATTGTCGTGGGTCGGTCTGATCCTTATGGCAACGGCGTCAATCGCTATGGTGTGCTTGACATTATGGATCGGAACCTTTTGAAAGGCGGAAATATGAAGGAAGCAATCATCATATCAGTCATTCTGATCTTGGCGGTGATCCTTTGGGCGCCGCGCAAAAAATAGAAAGGGGGCAAGCATGATCTGGGGTGAAGAAGAATACGGCAGACAGATCGACGTGATACAGTCGATCCCTTCCAACAAGATCGACGACGTCAATTTGAAGAACATTTCTGACGAAGGAATGCGGGATTTCGAAAAGCGTCACTTGTTGGAACTGACCGAACAAGCGCGGAACATGGACGTAGACGAACAGATTGCGACGGCGGCGGGTCTGCGGATAGAAGTTCTGTTCAATGCAGTCGGCGACTATATTCGGCGACAAGAAGCGAAAGAGAAAAAGCACGAAGAAGCAAACAACATCTAATAACCGAAGGGAGAATAAATAATGAAGAACGTAAATCTATACGAAGTAGGGGACGAAGTTTTCGTCAAGGCGGTTGTCACGGCGGTGACGATTGAGCAGGGCGAAATCAAGTATCAGATCAAGAACGAAATCACGGGCAGAAACTACGAACATCTTTTTGTGAATGAGCAACTTTTTCCGTCACAAGAAGGGGTCGAGAAATGAAGCCAAAAAGCCCTTGTAAGGGGTGTGACGGACACAACAACATAGAAGGTTGTCATTCAACTTGTGACGCATATCTGGCGTATGTCGAAGAAAACAAGGCATTCAAAGAAATGGTTCGGAAGAAAAAGCAATCGGAATATGGTCGGGGTGAGTGGTTGACAGATCGTCAATTCGTAAATCGTCGGGATCAAATGTCCGTGATGGTTCTGCGACAACACAAGAAATGAAAGGATGGAAAGAGTATGGAAAACACAACAGTAAATGGAACAGTAACAATCGGAATCGACTACTACACGCAGTTGATCGAAGAAAACGCTTCGTTGAAGGAACGCTTCGAAACGCTTGCCCGGTATCTTGATACGGACAATTCAAAGGTTGTATACACGGACGACGTCAAGCGGATTCTGCGGATTATTCAGTAAGGGGGCGATTCCATGAGTGGTGACCACTACGAAATGCCGCAGTGTCCTATTTGCGGCGCAGATTGCAACGAATTGTTCATACAAGCGGACGGCAACGAAATCGTCGGGTGCGACGTGTGCATTCATACCGAATCCGCATATGAACGACTTGAAGCGGACGCGTTCAGCGCCCGGATCGACTACGAATACGACAGACGAAGGGAAGGTGATTTTTGAAGATGAAGGTTTTTGAGAAACTTTTGGCGGTTCAGACAGAATTGGCGGTGCCAAAGGGCAAATTCAATTCATTCGGCGATTTTTCATACAGATCGTGCGAAGACATCCTTGAAGCGTTAAAACCGCTTCTGACAAAGTACAAAGCGACAATCAAACTTGACGATTCGATCGTACAGATCGGCGAAAGATATTACGTCAATGCGACGGCGTTCTTTTACGATCTGGAATCAGAAGACGGCGTTATCTGCGCAAACGCTTATGCAAGGGAAACACTTGAACGACCGAAAATGGATTCGGCGCAACTAACCGGAAGCGCAAGCAGTTATGCGCGCAAATATGCACTTGGCGCACTGTTCTTGATAGATAGTGCAAAAGACCCGGATTCTGAAGAATACACGAAGGCAGGGGCAGAAAAACCGAAAAAGGCGCCCGCAACCAACAAGTTCAAACAAGAAGCAGACGCTTCGGTTCTTGATAAGTACGTCAACGACGGGCAGTTGAAGGCGCTTGAAATGCTTCTTGAAAAGGCGGGGATTTCCGTCGATAAATTCAATTCGATCTACGGGCTGACGATCTTGTCGGAACTGCCTGCGGAGAAGTACGACGAAGCCGTTCACAAATTGGAAGAAGCCGTAAAAATGAACATGAAGAAAAAGGGGGAATGATTATGTTTTCAGTAGGATCATATGCGAAGATTTGGGAGATCAAGCGGATCGAAGAAAAGTACGCCGACTTCCGAATCAGCACATCAAGGAAAAACGAAGAAGGAAAGTATGAACAAGACTTCGGCGGATTCGTTCGTCTTGTCGGAAAGGCTTTCGCGGACGGTAAATATTTGAACGAAGGCGATTCATTCAAGATTGTGCGTTGTGGCGTTGAAAACCATTACGACAAAGAGAAAAAGCAGACGTACACGAACTTCGTAATCTTTGAGATCGAAGCAAGCGAACCGAAGGCAGAAGCGGAAGAAAATCCGTTCTTGAAGGAATGACGATTCAAATTGACACGCGGGAGAAGGCGCGGGCGATACAAGCGATCAAGGCTGAATTTGCCCGCGCAGGGGTCGAAACGATCACGTCAAAATTATGGGTTGGCGACTATGCCAGAATTGACAATATGACGGTCGTGATCGACCGCAAACAAAACCTTCTTGAACTTGCGTCGAATGTGATCGAAAAGCGGTTCCATGCAGAGATACAAAGAGCGCATGAAAAGGGCGTGAAGATTATCTTCTTGGTCGAACACGGGCGCAACATCAACGATCTGATCGACGTTCTGTTCTGGGAGAATCCGCGAAAGAAGGAAAGCCCGCGTTGCATAAGCGGAGAACATCTATACAAGAGTATGACGACCTTGTCCGAACGCTACGGCGTAGAATGGCAATTCTGCCAAAAGAAGGACACGGGCAAGCGGATCATTCAGATTTTGGGTGAAATATGAGAAGCGAAGAAATAAAAGCAACAACCACAATGTATGAAGTGTTGGCGCGTTACGGTCTGAAGGCAAATCGGCAGGGAATGCTTTGTTGTCCGATCCATAAAGAGCATCACCCGTCAATGAAAGTCTACAAAGACGGGTATCACTGCTTCGCTTGCGGGGCGCATGGCGACATATTTTCGTTCATTCAAGACATGGAACGGTGCGACTTCAAGACGGCTTTCGCGATCCTCGGCGGAACGTATGAGCATGAAGAAAAGCGGTCTGCAAGAATAGCGATCATGCGAAGCAAGGCAAGGCAAGAAACGCGCAGGGCGCAAGAAGAACGTTCAAACAAGAAGAAGGAACTGAACAGCAGACTGATTTCAGTCTATCGGAAGTATCTTGATCGCCTTGAACCTATGTCGGACGCTTGGGCGGACTGCATGAACGCGATGACGCTTCAATTATACATCCATGAAGGGTTAAACGAATATGAACTATAACGATTTAACAAAAGACGGGATTCTTGACGATTCGGTGTACGAAGACATCATTGACGAACGTGATCCGGTCGCGCAAGTGGACAAGATCAACGCGCTAATGAGTAGGGCGAAGGAACTGAACGTCAAAGAAGAAGTCAAGCGCAAACTTTCGGCATTTAAGAAGTTGGAACGCGAAGCGCTGAAGAAGCAGACGCCCGCGAAGCCGAAGGCGCCTTCCGACAATGCAACGGCTTTCGACTATCCGAAGTCACTGTCTGAACTGCGGTGCGGGTGTTGGATCGCCGACGAACACGGCGTCAGAACATTCAATCTGTTTGGAGAAGTCCTTGCTTGTTATCATCCTATCATCATTTCCGACCGCTACATCAACGCGGAAACGGGCAAAGAGAAGGTGAAACTTGCGTTCAAGAAGGGGCAGTTTTGGCGGGAAATAACCGTTGACAAGGCAGTCATAGCGTCTTCAAGCAAGATCGTCGGACTTGCCGATTACGGCATAAGCGTCACAAGCGAAACCGCAAAAGCGCTCGTCCGGTATCTGGCAGACCTTGAAAATCTCAATCTTGATCTGATCGAAACAAAGACGTCAACGTCGCGGTTCGGATGGGTGCGGGATTTTTCAGAATTCATCCCATACGGCGGAAATATCGAATTCGATTCTGCGACGGGGTTTCATGATCTTGTCGAAGCGGTCACGGAATGCGGGGATCGTGAAAAATGGTACGGTTTGGCGCGGAAAGTCCGTTCTTGGCAGAAGAAAGAAATCGCCGTATACATGGCGGCGTCGTTCGGATCGGTTCTTCTTGAGCCGTTGAAGACTCTTCCGTTCATAGTCAATCTTTGGGCGGAAACAGGAAAAGGCAAGACCGTCGCGCTGAAGTTGGCGGCTTCGATCTGGGCGAATCCGGGCGAAGGCAAATATATCACTGATCCGACGGGAACAGATACGGCGCGGGAAGTACGCAACAATATCTTGAACAATCTTCCGACAATGATCGACGACTTGTCGAAAATGCGGGATCGGTACGGTTACGACGCAGTATCAGACTTCGTATATACGCAGTGCGGCGGGAAGGGAAAAGACCGTTCAAACAAGGAACTAACGACCAGGGAGCCGACCAAATGGCGAAATATCACGCTGACGAATATCGAACGACCGCTTGCGACCGAACATATGAAGGGCGGCGCCGTGAACCGAATTCTTGATTTTGAGATGGAACCGACCGAACTGTTCAAGGAAATCAAGGGAAACGCGGTCTGCAAGATCATTGACGCCAACTACGGCTTCGCAGGCAAAGAATTCATACAAGCGGTTCTTGATCTTGGCTTTGAAGAAGTCGCAAAGATTCAACAAGAGTTTTACGCGCAGATCGAGCGCTTGTGCGAAGGGAAAAAGGAAGAAAAACAGATGTTACCTTTGAGCGTTCTGTTGACTGCTGATAAAATTGCGACTGATATTTTATTCAAGGACGGCGTCTATATGGACGCGGAAGAACTTGTCGGTCAGTTGAAGGATCGCGAAGACGTTTCTGAATACGCCCGCGCGTATGAATGGTTGAAGTCGGAACTTGCGGTGCAGTGCAATCACTTCATCCGGTTTGAGGATCAAGACACGGTAAACGGCGAACTTTGGGGCAAGGTTGAAGGTGAATATACCTATATATATAAATCCGCCTTTGATCGGATATGCGAAACCGGGAATATATCGCCGAAGGGCTTTCTATCGTGGGCGAATTCGCGTGGACTTCTGGACAAGACCGAAGGACACTTCACCAGACCGAAGAAGATCGGAGAAAATCCCGTTCAACGGTGCGTGTGCCTTAAAACCGCAGAAGAAGCCGAATTCATGCAGGCAAGCGACGACGATTTGAAGGAATTGCCGTTCGTGTGATTTACCAAAATTGGTAAATTTACCGCTTTACCAAATGAACCATGTATATATATAAGAGGTTCAATAAAAAATCGAAATTCCGAAATTTTTTTATACTCGCGTAGGAAATTAAAAAACAAAGCGGTAAAGCGGTAACACCCGCATGGTTGACACATTCTTGGCGGTAACAAAAGCGGTAACAAAGCGGTAACGGAAGCGGTAACAAGTAAAGAAAGGGTTAAAAATGGCAGTTTTGAAGTATCTGGATAAAGCAGATCAAGACAGAATAGAACAGTTGTGTTCTGAATTGTGCGACAAATTTTGTAAATATCCACACGAAGTATATGACGACGAACAAGACATCAATACTGTATGCGAATCTTGTCCGTTGAATGAGATCGAGAGGATCACGGGGGCGACTGAATGAATAAGGAAGAAAAGATGACATTCGAAGAAGCGCTGAACGCCTTGCGTGAAAAAGGCTATTCAGACAAAGAGATTATCAAGATCGTTCTTTCGATCTTAATGAAAGGAGAAGCAAAATGACAAATCATAATCTTACAAAAGAACAGGCAATAGAACATTTGCAGGTATTAGCGGACAGAATGGATAGCAAAAACGAGGTTATTCCAGTTAATGACATAGCACTTGAAGCGGTGGAAATGGGAATTGAAGCGTTAAAGACCGCAACTGTCTACATCCACAATGTCGGCACTTTGACAATTCAGTAGGGCGAAAGGGGAACGCAGATGAACGAAGGAACCGTTCTTGTCGGAAAAACCGACGAAGACATGATTGAATTTCTGCAATACATCCGGTCGAGGGGCGGCGAATGTGTTTGCACAGACTTTTCAAACAAAACGGTCGAAGTGATAAGGGGGACAGTCAATGAAGAAAAAATTCCTATTTATAATGGCGACGGTGTTCTTGGTCGCGTTGACGTTGGCGACGCCGATCTGGGGGAAAGCGAACAAACTGAACAAACGTGACGGCGTATTCTACCATGACGGGATCAAGGAAACGTACTACAACTTGAATATGAAACGCGTCGTCAAACGTGCAAAGGACGCGGGCGTAGTTGAAGGAGAATATAATGTCCGAGAAGACGGCGTTAAATGTATCGGAAAATATGTGATCGTTGCGGCGCCGTATGACACTTGGGACTATGGGACTTGCGTCATGACGTCGTTGGGGATCGGCGTCGTTATTGACACAGGCGCATTTGCGGAAACGAACAAGAACCAGATCGACATAGCGGTCGACTGGTAGAAAGGGAAAACATGGGAAGAAAAGCAATTCGGATAAATCCAGAATACGCAGTCGACTTGTACGACGTGAACTTCTGTCCGTTCTGCGGTCATAATCATATGTATTCGGCGCACTGGGCGAACAAGGTGTCGAAGTGTCCGCAGTGCGGGGCGTTGTTCCAGATCATAGAAACGTATGGAAGCGAAAGGAAGGTGGATCATGAATCCGTGGTCTGAATACGAACTATTGTTTGAAATCCTTGTCATATCAATCAACGTTTTGTGGTATTCGGCTATTATTGCAGGGATTGTTGAGAAAATACTTGACGTGCGTAAAGTGAAAGAGGAATGACCATATATGTTGATGATGGAGAAACAGTAAAGATTTATCCAGTTAAAGTAAAAGTAGCAAAAGCAGTTATGACTTTGCTTGAAATGGATGACGAGTTGGTATGGAGTAGGACACATGATGGATATGGCGTGGCAATAGTTGATAAGGCAGAAAGTGAGGATAAGGGATGAAACTGATAGTCGAAAAACAAGGCGAAATCGTCAAGGCTATTAAAGCAGAGTACACACCGACAGAAGCACTCGTTATAAACCACGCTATGCGGAGATATGTTGATGATGAGGGAGTGCATGAGGATAACAGAAACGCTATGGAACAGATGCTTGAAGTAAAACCTATATTTGTTGATGTGGCAGAAAGTGAGGATAAATAATGAGAAGCACAAAGAAGTTAGCGTTCCTTGATAGATTTTATAAGAAATTTTGTTGCGGCGCGAAAAACCATCCCGGCGGATGGAAGAAGCAAAAACGCATGAATCGAAAAGCAACAAGAAAAAGGCTGAAGAATGATATGCGAAGGGAAGAAAGGACGGAAAAAGAATGATCGGACTGTTTGAAAGAGTTGCTGACAAATTGGTTGTGTTTCTGATCTTCGTCGCGATCTGCGCCGTGATCGGCGTGATTGCATGGGGCGTTGACATATTAGAAGGAAGGTATCGGGAATATGAAAAGAAAAGACGTGGTGATCGTATTGCAAAGTATGATGGTTGGCGCAAGTCGAACCGAAAAAGAAGCATTGACAAAAGCAATCAAGGACGTCAAAAAGGCAAGAAGGGAAAAGCATGAAAGGACAAAAGACGATCTATCCGTTCTTTGACGGAAAATATATGGTTGTCACAGAACAACGCGACGATTCTGCGCTTCCGTTTATCAGAAAGCGGATAGAATACAGAATGCCGATCGAAACGATTGACGTCAACGAAATGCTGAAGGTTATCAACTATATACGCGTCAAGCCGAATCGGAACTGTACGCCAGAAGAAGTTTGTCAAATGGTCGAACAGATCAAGGCATTGTTGACCGAAGCGGTGATGAAGATGGAACACCATGAACGATATTTGTATGAACGAAAAGGGGGACAGAATGACACGAAAAGACCTTGAACGCGTATACTATCTGAAGCGCGAATTGAAAATGTGGGAAAAGAGATTCGAAGAACTTTGTGCAGATATGTCACAAGACACGGTTGCGGCTGACGGACTTCCGCATAGCGTGACAAATAATATAGGAAGACCGACGGAAAACAAAGCGATCCTTCTGGCGGATCATGCTGAACTGATCCGGGAACATATGCAAAAGATCGGACTGGCGATCAGAGAAGTCGAAGCGTTTATTGCTACGATTGACGATCCGCTGATTCGGCAGATCGTGAAACTTCGGTGTTGTGAATGTCTGTCGTGGGAAGAAGTCGCTGACCAGATCGGAAGCAACGCGTCTGCTGAAAATATGCGGTTGATCTATCACAGATTCGTCAAATCAAAATTTGAAACGTATGTAACGCAATAGTGTGATATTATGTAATCGTGAAAAAGGGACAGGCAAAACGCTTGTCCTTTTTTGTTGGAAATATGGGAAGCATGAGAAAAGAAGCGCCGAAGGAACAGAAAGCGTTCTACCATTCGGCGGCATGGCAGAAATGTCGAAGCGCATATATCGCGAAAGTTGGCGGGCTTTGTGAAAGGTGTCTGCAAAAAGGAATTGTTCGACCGGGAAAGATTGTTCACCACAAAGAGTATATCAGCATAGACAATCTGGATGATCCGACGATCCTTTTGAATGAAGAAAATCTGGAATACCTTTGCCGCGAATGCCACAACGAAGAACATTTCGACGGAAATAACCGACGTTATTTTATCGACGAATATGGTCGGGTCGTCGCGAAATGAAATAGCCCCCGTTATTGAATGAAAAATAAGCGGCTTGGGGAA